TAGCGTCGAAACTTGTCTGCACTATGCACTAATTTAATTTAAGGTTTATCTCTTATCTCTTATCTCTTATCTCTTATCTCTTATCTCTTATCTCTTATCTTGCGATCGCTAATTTAATCCTTAAATATTTTAAATTTAGTGCCGGGACTTTAATTAATTTATTTAAGGGGGGGTCGAGATTAAGGCGGGGGTAAGGCGAGAGTGGGCGGGTACTCTAGACACACTTCATCTACGAAAAAAATCCAAAAAAAATATCCCAGACTATTCTTCATCTGGGATAATACTTTGTGTCGCCTATGCAATTTTTAAATCTATAATTTAACTTATATATAAATTATAGCACAGTCTTAAAGGAAATGGGAAGCAAAAGAAAAGATTTTTTAAGTGGCGCACCAACAACTTTATTAAAGTCCAAGGTTAACGAAAAAGCTAAGAATAATGCGGTAACTTTTACCCTTCCAGATCCACAGCCTGGAAAGCAAACAAGCTTTGTAAATACGCGCGCTGATGTGTGCATATATGGAGGAGCCGGCGGAGGCGGGAAGTCGTGGGCATTGTTAAGGAAGTCTTTAATTAATATTGATAACCCTAATTATGGTGCGGTAATCTTCCGCCGGACTTCGCCTGAAATAACAACAGAGGGTGGTTTATGGGATGAGTCTAAGAAATTATTTGGCTTAGTCCCTGGTGCAATTCCAAGAGAGGGTAAATTAGATTGGAAATTTCCCAGCGGCGCAGCTATTAGCTTTGGTCACGCTCAACATGAAAAAGACGTAGAGAATAAATTCCCTGGAGCGCAAATAGCCTATATTGGCTTTGATGAGTTAAATAAATTTACCGAAAAACAATTTTGGTTCTTATTTTCAAGAAATAGAAGTACGTGCGGAGTTAAGCCAAGGATTGATGCAACCTGTAACCCTGATGCAGATTCGTGGGTAGCTAAATTAATTGATTGGTATATTAACCCTACGACGGGATACCCTATCGAAGAAAGGTCAGGCGTTTTAAGATACTTTTACCGCTTAAATAACGTTATTCACTGGGGAGATTCCGCAGAAGAATTAATGCTTAAATTCCCAGAATTAGCTAAAATTGCGCCGCCAAAATCCTTAACTTTTATTAGTGCAACCTTAGACGACAATAAGATTCTCTTAAGCCAAAACCCTGATTACAAAGCTAATTTACTTTCATTACTTAATGTTGACATGGAGCGGTTACTTAAAGGTAATTGGAAGATTAAATGGTCGGCAGGATTAGTCTTTAACCGTTCGTGGTTTGAGATAATAGATCAAGAACAGTTAAGCAGCATGGATTTAACTTCTGCCCAATTTTTAAGGTTTTGGGATTTGGCCAGTACAGCTAAAGAAGTTGCCTCTTCATCCTCATGCTTTAGTGCATCCCAGAAATGGATGAAAGTTAAAAATAAATTTACGGGAGAGTATGAATATTACATCTTAGATGTTTACTGGGAACAGTTAGGAGCAGAAGAGGGCGATAACCAAATCGTAACGATGGCCGTGGCGGATGGTAAAAAAGTTAAGCAACGGTGGGAGTTAGAGGGCGGTTCAGCGTCAAGGAGACATGAACAAAGCTTAATTAGGACAATCAAAAAAGCTTTGCCTGAGTGTAATTGTAAGGGAGTCCAACCTCTTGGCGATAAATTAACCCGGGCTAAACCCTGGGCTATGGATGCTAGGAGCGGGAAGATAAAAATACTAAGAGCTTGGTGGAATGATGACTTTTTATCTTACGTGGATGCTTTTGACGGCAGTAGAAAAACCCCGCCCACAAATGATGTTGTAGACGGGGGAAGTGGCGCACATTCTTGTTTATCCCAGAATTTAGTATTTGGGGGAAGTTTAGGGAGTTAATAACTCCTCAACATCACTAACTAAAATAACCCCATGCCCTGCCAATTCAGCAGGGGTTATCAATATTTGCGCTTGGTAATTGGGATCTAATTGAGTTCTTTGAAGTAAGGCTATGATGGCATCAAAACTTGCTTGGGTTAGTTTGCCACCACGTTTTAAAGTGGTCAGATTTCCAACAATCCAATCAGGTCTATTCTGGGTAATAGCATCCAATATCCTTAAATAGACTGGACTTTCAGCTAGTGCCAAAACTTCCGCATCTGTGACTACTGCTGAAACTTCTTCTAAAGTTGTCTTTACAGATACTTGACCTATTGGCACTGGATTATCTACTAATACTTTATCGTTGAGGTATGAAGTTAATTCCCTGGGAGATAGTTCAGGGAATTGTTCAATTTGAGAAAGCAGCCATTGTTCTTGTTGTTTTGTCATGGTTTTTAATTTACAGCAATTTTATAATAAAGTCCCTGATTGCGCTCAAGCGTTTGGCGGTCGGTGGTGGAGAGTGCCGATGGGAATACGATAGTTTCTGAGTTATACCCATCGTAATACCAAAGATTGTCACCGCGTTGACCAATAAAGAGTTGGTTCAGTGTGATTTTTCCACCCGTTCCATTATTGCCACCGTTTGCCCAAATGCTTGATTCTGTCGCAGTCGTGGTTAAGCTCACAACATAAGACTGTCCTATTGTTGGCAAAAAGCCTGTCTGCACTACTGGAGCCCCTGCGTCTGGAATGTATCCCAATGAGGCATTTGGGGTTGGCGGGACGAATCCAGTAAAGCTGCTGAATATTCCCCTTCCGGGTGAACCGCTGCCAGTCCCAATAGAATAGCGAATAGTTGGTGCTTGTGTTACGTCATTCAACACAGATATTAAGGTAAGCTGAGAAAGTGGAAGGGATACACCACTGAAAAACGTATTTGACCCGTTAAACCTGACAGCGGGTTTGCCGTTGGCAATATCAAGTACCCCTGCGTTCACAATGCGCGGCCGCCTCCCCGCCGTTGAAACTGCATGACGACCATTGCCAGATTGATCATACCAGATAACAATCTCACCGTTGGCCAAACCGACAAATGCTAATAATGTAACTACATCTAAATCCTCTCCAATAAAACCTATATCTAGCTCCGCATCATCACTAGTTCTCATTACTCTTATAGCTGCGCCAGTCCAAAACCTGGAAAGCCGTCTTAATCCATAAGCGACAAAGGCTATAGCAAAAATTAAATCAAGAACACATTTAAAACCACGCAACACCACCATTCTAGTAGAAGTTCTCATGGTGCAAAACTCCTAGCGCGTATAGTCCCTGTTTCTGAGTTAGCAGCCGGGGCAATTGCACCGTTAGTAACCAGATATCCCCACAAACTTGAACTGGTTAAAATAAACAATTGATTTAAGTCTCTAATAACGCCAACAACCTTACCCCCTCCTTTAGCTAAACTCATAGGTACATTGAAACCTACAGGGTCTAGAACAGGGTCAGAACCAATTGTCCAGATACTATTATCTGCAATATTTGTAGGTGCTGTAGGGTATAAGTGTACCGCAAAAGAAGTCATACCTGCTGGTACAGAAGATAGATTGAGAGATATTTCAAAATAAGAAAGGAATATACCTTTACCAGCTTCGCCTATATTTTGAAGTTGGAATAGACCGCCATAAACATCAAAGTTTGGTGCAGAAGCAGTATAAGTTGTGGTGTTAGCAGCGCGAGTAATTGTGGTTGAGGATGCGTAAGCTAATCCCGCAGGTGCAGCAGTCATGCTGACAGGTTGAATATTTTGGAAAAATGTACCTGTAACTGGAATAGATTTACCCCCTGTTACACCTTGTACTGCTACTGCTTTTGTTGCATCACTTCCTGGATTAGCTTGAACGGCTGTTTGATTAGTGGCACTAGCGTCACCACCAGATCCACCACTAATAGCAGTTACGAATTGTAGTAATGCTTCTACCTTCTCATCTTTAGTTAATTCAACGAAGGTCTTATTAACACCATTATCTGCTGCATAAACTTCATTGTATTTATCTATAAGTTGTTGCTTAGTTATTGTCATATTACTTAACTCGTTTGTTGTAACTACCAAATGATTCACGAATTTTAGGTGTTCTACTTGCTCCAAATGCTCGATTACTAAGTCCTTTAGGTTGAGATGGTTGAAGTGGTTTAACAGGTTGACGTGGTTTAAGTCTACTTAATAGTCCAAGTTGATTAGCTTTACGTGCAGCACCTCTAGTTGCATAGGTTTTAGTAACTCCAGTTCTATTATTACCAAGTGATCCAACTTTAGATCCTGCAACACCAGGAACACGTTTAGAAGCAGCTTTTCTAAGTAGATTAAATGATGGTAATTTAAATGCCATATTAATTAATGTAGTTTACTTAATTATAATTGGAAATGTTTAACTTGTAAGAAAAAAGGAGAATGTTATGTATTTTAACTATTTATCAGTTATAATGAGGTGACTTAGATAGTTAGTTAGTTTGTATCTAAGTCAAGTGTAGTTAATTAAGGATGAATTAGTCATGTCAGATAAAATTATTGTACAACCCTCTGTTATTAATGATGTTGAGTTTTACATTACTCCAGATGGACGGGATGCTGGAGTTAGTATTAGTGGATTGGCGCGATTATGTGGAGTTACACAACAAACAATGTCTCAAAGAATAGTAAACCCATTAGCTGATAATACTGGTGTTAGTACACAGCTAAAAATGCTAGAACCTTTACTGGGTAACGTTTTTAGTCCACAGCTAGAAGGAAATAAAGATGGTGGAACTTGTAAAATTATTACATCAACAGCAGCAACTTTAATTATCGAGTATTACGCATTTGAATCTAAAGCTGCTAATGTTACCGCACGCAACACTTATCGTAAGTTGGCACAATATGGTTTCGTTAATTGGGTTAAGGATTTAACTGGTGCTGTTATTAATGATGATAATAAAGCTATTCTTAATTCACTTAAGTTACTAAGCGATAAAGTAGATGAGTTAAGTAATATAACTACAGAATATAAACAACTTAGAAATGCCACAGTAACTAACTTTCCTAATCTTGATGTAATGTTAAATGAGTTAACTGTAACTACGGAACTAACAACTCATAATGGATATGTCATTTTAAGTGACTATATTAAGAGTAAGGGTTTTGTTGCAGATAAATCCACAATGCACAGATTCGCTAATTTAGTTGCCGATACTTATAAAACAACTACAGGTAATAATCCAACTAAAATTAACGTTAAGTTAGGTAAAGGTAGATATAGACCTAATACATCAGCTTATGAAGTTGAAATGATTCCTATGTTAGATATGTGTTTTCGTAAGTTAGTTAATAGTTAATAAATACCACTACTTCTCATAACTCGATTTAAATTAGGTGAGTAACTTGAGTATTGTTTACCTTGTTTATTAGCTGATCTTTTGCTGCGCGAAGTTGCCGCATATTGTTGTGGAGATAACTTATCTATTACTTTACTTGGTAGATAACGTTCTCCAGTTTTACTACTAGGTTCGCCGGATTTAGTGCGCCAGTTAGACTTGTTCCATTTATCTAAGTTACGTTGAGTCTTATTTTTCTTACCTTTGTAATTACCTCCAGCTTCTTCATATCTCTTAACTAATATCTGACTTTTCCTAGCACTCCATTTACCAGATGCAGTACCACCTACATTACTGTTCATTATGCGCGACTTAATGCGTTCTCTTAGAGTTGGTTTAGTGTAGTTGTTGTTCATAGGTTTACCAATTTATTTTTCTCGACCAATAGTTAGCTGAAAACTTATCATTTTTAGTTAACTCACCACTTTTATTTCTAATTCCACCACTACGAGATAAATAATTGGCGCGTCTTTTCTTATCTTTATGTTTATGCCAATCACTCATTGTACTGTCACCAAAATTAATTAATTTATATTTGGTAACTCCATTTATTTTCTTACTTGCTAAAACAGCATTCTTTTTACCAGGTCTAGTTGCAGCAGTTACTTGATTAGGAGTCCACCATCTACCAGCACGTTTAACTTGTCTCTTACGTTTATCCTTATCACCTTTACCTCGTGCGAAGTTAGCCAGATCATTGATTAGAGTTATCATAGTTAAAGTTGTTTAAGTTATCTATCATGTATATTCCTAAGTCTAAATGGTATAGGTTAAGTAAGTCATTACAAAAGAGAATTAGAACTAGAGAATCTAAAGTTAAAAATGTTAGTAGAGATAAAGTATTGCAGAAGTTATATAAACAAGTTAAATAGAGTTATTTATTCTTACGTTTAGTTAACTTCTTATAAACTGCATAACTTCCACCTGCTGCTAATGCTCCAATTGCAGCACCTCCTAATAGACGTGATTTAATGATTTTATTACTTGCGTTATAAGCATCATTTTTAAGTTGTTTAGTTATAGTACGTCTAACATTAGATTGCGATTTACCTCTATCTTTAGCTTGTTTAGTAAACTGCTCAATTAACTTATTCGGACGTTCCATAACTTCACGTAACTTATCATCGTTTATCTTAGCTCCCGTATCTCGTTTAGCTTGATATGTAAGTACCGCTACTTTCTTAGCTTCATCTACAATACGTTTACCTGATTTAACATCATTACGATAATCATTAGCAATAAGTTCAGTTAGTTTACGTCGTTTATCCCTTATGTCTAAATTACTTACACCTAACTCACGTTTTCGTTGTTCAGTTAATGATTTAAGTCCAATCATATTAACTCCACTTCCTACAATTGCACCAAGTCCACCTACTGTACCTATGTTAACTAATCTAAGTTTACGCTTCTTCTTGTCTTTAGAACCTAGTTTACGTGCCATGTTATTTGAGCCTATTACGTTGTTTCTTTGCTCGTTGATTAGCTAAGTAACCCATTGTAATTCCAGTTCCTATAGCTGCTCCTGCTAATGGTGTTGCAACTTTAAGTAATCTAGTTGCATTTCTAGTTTTATTAATAGCATTCTTATATTGATTTATTACATCATCATTCATTGCACTGAGTCTAACGTCATTCATTAAAGTAGGTTTACGTGCAATTGCATTATCTAAATCAGTTTGAGCTAACTTAATATTTGCATCAAATCTTTTAGTTAATTTTCTACTTACACCATATCCAATTGTTCCACCTACCGCAGATCCCGC